TGACGTTGGAGTTGGTAAGGACGCCCAATTAGCAGTCGCAGCCACTCCACCACTCGTCAGCACTTGCCCCGCAGTTCCGTAGTTAGGTTGTGATGAGCCTACTAATATACCGATTCCCAAGGGTGCTTTTATATTGACAGTCGCATTAGTCGAGTATAAATCAAGTGCCCCAGCAGTCGCATTCAGACGCACAGAGTTCATATCCACATACAACCCACCAGTGCCCCCAGCATAACCCGTCGACTGGATTTCAAGGTTGTAAGGAGCAACCAGACGCATTAGCCCAAACGTGTCGGTGAGTTGTAGTAGCCCATTCCAATTGACGGGCACGGGTGGGTCATCTGGTGTTTCACCAACCACAGTCGCAGTGAGCCCCACACCGCTCTGCCCACCAGTGTAGTTAAGCACCGCACTCCCACCAAACGCACCACTGTTGTTAAACTGGATGGAGTTGGTCGCTCCAGCGGGTGTTCCACCACTACTCACAGTCGTCCAAGAGGGAGTAGCACCCGCACCACCACTCGTCAGCACTTGCCCCGCAGTTCCGTAGTTAGGGGCAGCACCATTTAAGTCGGTGGATATGCCGAGTCCTCCGGGGGCTCTGATAATCACAGAACTACCCTCTGCGAGGGGGTTGTAGCCGCCTATTAAATACAGACTCGACGCAGACACACATCGAATATCGCCCAGTGTGGTCTCAAGTTTGATTTGGGACGGGGTTTGCGCATTGTAAATGCTATTCCAAGAAATAGTATTTAATCGCCCAGCACTATCTGTGCCCCCAAGGACGTTTTCTGAACCCGTGGGGGTTGATATAATTGATATACCAGCCCCACCAAACGAACCACCGTTGTTGAACTGGAGAGAGTTGTTGCCTCCACCGGGACTTCCACCACCACCACCGCCACTGAAGGTGAATGTATTCCCACTCTGACTGACTCCAGCACCAGCAAAGGTAATCGCACCAGCAGCGGGTGGGTTGCCCGATACAACGACTGACGATACTCCAGCCGTCGCACTCACAGTCGCCCAAGAAACCGGCTGCCCAGTTCCACCACTTGTCAGCACTTGCCCCACAGTTCCGTAATTTACAACTTCCGACCCCCCAGCCGTGAATAATCCGACTCCAGTAGGAGCGGCTATTCGTAAGTCTGCCCCAGATTCTAATATTATAGGGTGGTTCGTTCCAGAGACTAATGTTATTGAGTCTTTAGCATCGAGTATGATTTCTGCGAGACGGGATTCTAAATGTAGATTTCCCACACTCTCGTTAAACTTTATACGGTTTCCAGCAGCACCCACCGCAGTCTGAATGGTCGTATCAGTAGCGTCGTAAAAAAGAGCAGCACCACCAAACCCCCCAGCCTCGTTAAACTGGAGCGATTGAGCAGCCCCACCGGGACTTCCACCACCTCCACTCACAGTCGTCCAAGAAACCGGCTGCCCAGTTCCACCACTTGTCAGCACTTGCCCCGCAGTTCCGTAGTTAAAAACAGTCCCCCCTCTCGTGTATAATCCGATTCCAGTCGCAGCGGCTATTTGTAAGTCTGCCCCAGAGTCAAGCACTATTCCTACATTATCTCCAGAAACCATTAGTGCTCCATACCTCCCGAAGAGTTTGAGATTTCCACGTAGAGAGTCTATTTCGAGATTGTTCCCTTCTTGAAGAAAGGCTATACTGTTTGTAGCATTGGCTTCCACAGCACTCCGAATGGTTGTTTCAGTAGCGTCGTAAAAAATAGCAGCACCACCAAACCCCCCAGCCTCGTTAAACTGGAGCGATTGAGCACCCCCACCCGGACTTCCACCACCCCCACCACCACCACTGAAGGTGAATGTGTTCCCACTCTGACTGACTCCCGCACCGTCAAAGGTCAAAGCACCCGTTGCGGGTGTTCCAGCCCCTACAACGACTGACGCTACACCACCACCATCTGCCCAAACTGCTCCAACCCCATCTTGTTTCGTCAGCACTTGCCCAGCCGTGCCAGTGCTATTCTGTGAATCAATAACATACTGTGTGTTAGTCAAGTCCAACGTAAACGCAGCCGCAAGGTTCTGGGTAAATAACCGACTCGTGTATGTCGTAGTTGCTCCATCCGCAGTAAAGGTGCTTGTCGGGTCTATGGTGTAGAAGTGGTTTGACACTAACACTTGGTCATTGTCCGTGCTTACAAAGGGTATGTTCCCAGCACCATCTGTAGCACTGTTGTTCCCACTGACTATCCCATTCCAAAGCACTCCATCCGTCGCACCAGTCGGGTTTCTTGTCAACACTTGCCCAGCCGAGCCAATGTTATTCCCAGCGTAGATGCTTACGGGGTATGTCCCCAAGTCCAGTTGAGTGCCTATCTGGACGTTCTCAGTGTAGAAAATCTTCGAGTCTGGGTCATACGTTAAATACCCAGTGTCCGCCGAGAGAGCGTCCGCAACGTTGAACTGAATGTCGGTAGGGTTTCCAGCCGCAACTACTGACACTAAGGGAGCACTCACAGAGTTGGGAGGAGCAGTAGAAACGGCTATGCCATCTCCAGCAGTAATACTGTCTACCGCTCCACCACTTGCCCCACTGAAACTGAAGGTGCTCCCGCTCTGAACTACACCAGCACCATCAAACGTGATGACTCCAGTTGCCGGAGTATTTGTGCCTTGCTGGAGTGAAACAACTCCAGCACTGGCTGAAGTGAAGGTAAAGGTATTTCCAGACTGGCTGACGGCATTGCCGTCAAACGTGATTGCTCCACTGACTGGTAGTCCTCCGGGAGCAACAAGGGTCGTAGAAGCACCTTGACCGGGTAGAATCTGTTGCCCTTCGATGTAGAGGGCGTTCAAGTTCAGACTTCTGCCGAGTTGTCCTACGCTCATTTCTATGTATAGAATACATTTTAAAATGAGCGTTTATTCTGCCCTAACACTACATTAACCGGGCTTCAAGTCCCTTACGACTGCGTCCAGCACCAATTCCAGCACCCATTCCAGCACCTATCGCACCTCCCTTCGGCATCATCGGAGGAGCACCCATCGGCTTCGTCTGTTCGTAGTGATTCTTCGCACGACTGAAGATGTTCGCCATAGCACCCATAGACACACGACCACCCACAAGACGCTTGAGCCCCTCACGAGTCTGGGCAGAGGATACGGGAGCACTGATGATGTCTTGCTCGGATAGGACGCCCTTGATGATTCTGCTTGAGCCACGAATACTCTCAAAGAACCCAGAGTTGGCAGTAATCACATAGAGTGTAGGCTGGACTGGAAAGTTGAAAGGATTAAAAATATTCAAGTTGAACTGAAGAGTGAAGTTCCCTACGAGACTCGGTGCTTGCCCACTCTGGAGAGTGATGTCCACTGAGGGCTTGAGAATGAGGAAGCCGCCACTTGTAGGAATGGCTGCTCCAGCAGAGTAGCCCGGGTAGGTCGCAGCAGCCACCGTCGAAGCAGAAACGGGGACGCTCGTGCGAGCCAGACCACTCCACTGAGGGTAGGTCATTGAGAGTCCATTACGCACTGACATAGCATACAACTCCTCTGAGGTGTGAGAACTCAAGAGACCGCTAAAGTTGTCAAAGTTAATCGAGAGCGGATTCTTGATGCCACCATAGGCAGCAGTAGGACTCGCCACGGGCAGATAGGCGTCGCAGAATGAAGGGTCAAGCGGGTCTGGAGAGCCCGGGACTTGGGAGGGCTTGACATATATGATGAGCAAATCGGGAATCTGAGGGAGTGTGATAGTCTGAGACTGAATCTGGTTTGTAAAGCCTTGAGTGCCATACGCAGCCAGAGTCTGGTTGTTAGACTGAGTGATAAAGCGAGGGAACTCCATATAGGGGACAACACTCTTGGGAGGCAAAGGGACATCAAGAGAGGGCGTGAGGAACTGGCAGTTCATTACCGCCGAAGTCCAGACCGCACCACCCACATTCTGAGAGAAGCCAATGTTGCTAATGACCGTGTTTGTGCCTTGTGCTCCGAGAGTCTTGAGAATGCGAGAGAGTGCCCCACCACTCTTGAAGTTCATTACTAACTGAATGTTGTTAATTCCGAAGAGACCCGTATCGTGCTCTTGGTCGTCAGCAAAGACAAAGGGAGAGAGCGTGATTTTTTCCGTAGAGTAAAAGCCCCAGTAGAGAATTAGGGGAGAACCAGACGAGCCCCAGAAGCCACCCGCCCCGTTCGACGAGACGACGGGGACACCAGAGCGGAAGTAGATGGTGGGAGAGCCGGTCTGGCTGGCGTCCGTGTATGAACCATTGCCAATCAGAGGTGAGCCATCCGGACGAGAGAAGAAGAAGCCACCCCAGCAACCGTTGGGTGTCTCATCAGTGTTCATCGCCTCCGAGTAGCCGTTGATAGGAGATGAAATAGTCCCGTTGCCTACACCAGCAGAGAGGTAGTTGGCTTGGAAACGGTCAAGCATAGTCGGGCAAGTCCGCTGAGACACATTACACTTGTAGTCCGTCAGACGCATCACTTCCAAGAGCACATCTTGACTGTTTATGACTGAAGTCGTGTCATTGATAGTGGCAGTTGTGGTCTGGCAGAGGTAGTTCAGCGGGAAGGGTGCGAGAGAGAAGTCCACTCCGGGGCTGACATAGTTGGGAACAGTCCAGTTAAAAGGGGAAGGGGCAGCACCAGTCCAAGTGCCACCCGTATACGATGTAGCAGAAGTGCTTCCACCACTTACCGCCGTTGCGGGAGTGGGAGTCGCTCCAGAGGGCAGTGCTACAGTCATCTGGAATAGACCCGTAGCAGACCAACGAAGTGCTCTGTCAACGAAAACGTTCTCTGAGGGAACGTAGATGTTAAAGGTCTGCTGAGAGGCGGTCGCAGCAATAGAGTTAAACGGGGCATTGGTGAGCGAGAGAGCACCCTTCTCCACGGCATAGCGGGGACGACTCTGGACAATGCGGTCGTCGAAGACGGCTTCCTTCTGAATGTCAGCACTCATTCGTCTATACTCATTGTGAAGATAAAAAAATCCGGAGAGTAGCCGGAACTATTTATCTTTTAACGACTCCTCAAAGTCCAACGCCACGCCGTTCGGACTTTGACAGAGAATACTTCTTGCGGAACATAACCTTGATGGACACGGACGACAAGTTGAACATTGACAGAGGATACAAGTTATTGTCCAGCCGGTTTCTCCAGAAGACTTGAATGTCAATGTTGCGAATGTCTGACTTGGAGTTCTGGAAGTCTGCCATCCGGAACTCTGCCGTAGGGGCATAGTATAACATCTTTCTGTAGCCCGTCGGGTCTACAGAAAGGTCGACCGCCACGTCCGTAATGATAGGCTGGAAAGCCGACTTACTGATTCCAGTGCTCTGTCCCACGTTCTGTGTGCCGATGGCGTTAGGAGGGGCTTGGGCTTCGTTCTGAATCGGGAGGAGTGCCGTAGTGAATACAAGGGCATCAATCGGCGACCAGAGTGTAGAAGTAGAAAGGTAGTTCTGGGTCATAATAATCAATACTGGATTGATGGCGATAGAGTAGATGTCTGTGGGCGTAATCTTGTTGCCAAGTGTCGGGTAGAACTCAACCTCCATTCTCTGAGTGAAGCCGTCCGGGAAGAGGGGACTGTCAAAGGGAGCATACGCCCACCTACTGTAGACAATTGGGGTAGACGGAGGAGGGTTCGGTAGTCCAAAGGGATTCGGACTGCCTCCGTTCCAGACTGGGCTGGGAGAGTTGTAGTAGGTGCTCTTGAAGTTCGCAAACAGTCCAGACATATTGGTGTTGAAGTAGAGGCTGAGCACGGGAGCGGGAGTTGCTTGAACAACCCCATACTTGACTTGGTCTTCAAGAGAGAGGTAAGAGCCGGGGTAGGCAATGGAGAAGAGGTTGTTCGCCGAGTTCCAAGTAATGATGGGAGTAGGATTAAAGTATACCCAAGAGGTTATGTCTGCGGGAGTGTTATACGACGTATAGAACCCACTACTCCCAGCACTGTTCTTCCAAGCAACATAGAGTCCGAAGTTTGCCCTTTCCAGTGCCGTCTGAACAAGGGTCAGCCAGTGAGAGTAGGTATAGACCCAGTAGTAGCGGGTGCTCACATCTTGACTCTGACCATCGTCTGCCGAAGACTCCACCCAGTAGTCTGGATTCGATGGAGGAGAGTAGTTCGTGTTAGGAGGAGGATTGACATCCGGGTCGGGAGTATAGGGGGGAGCGGGAGGAGACTGGAGGTAGACAACTGGTCTTGCCGTATAGAAGAGTCCAGAGTATGCCACTATCTGACCGGGCTCGTAGGTTCGTGCCGAGTCCCACTCACCCGTGTAGTTAATATTAGCAGTGCTACGAGGAAGGGGGGCGATGGTCAGATTCTTCGTCTCGGGAGTGTAGAGAACATACCCTATTCCAGAGACGGCTGGCTCTCCATACGGGGGGTAGAATCCACCCTCGTCAAGAGACCCATAGGTGTTCACAAAGCCAACCACGTTCCCATCTGACCCAGAGTAGGTCATTCCAATACCATACTCTGTCAGATTGATGTCCGTCTGGTCTGTTGCCGACTGGATTGCCGGTATGAAGAGGGGCAAGTCCTTGTTGCCACCATTCACCACGAAGCGAATGATACTGAACTGATACTTTGAGCAGTCAGCAATCAGCGGAGTATCACGAGTCTCGTTAAAACGAATCGGAGGGTCAATGACGGCTTGTCCACTGGCACTTGTGTCGTTGGTAGTGTTATTGACTATTGTTGCGTTGTAGTAGAGCACGTCCGGGTCTTTAGAAGTTCCCTCATACTCTATGCTTGATGACTGGGAGAACCGATTCATCATTCTATAGTAGAGGGGGATATTATTTTCCCAATTTCTGGGCGGTCAGAGCCGACACAAAGTCGTCGGGCGAAAAGCCCGAGGTGTCCATTATCTTCTTATACTTCTTTAACGAGTCCGGAGCATACAAGCAACGAACAACACTGTGCCGTCCACAAGTGTTCACATCGGCTCTGTCCGTCTGAAAGGGATAGGTGTTGTAAAATACTGGGCGACCGGAGGCTCGTAGGAGTGCCGTGAGTGTTCCATCGTTCTCTCCCAACGACTCCCTCTGTTCTTCTGGGAGCATACGAAGAGGCATCTCGGGAGGCTCTCCATAAGGGTCAAAGAACTCTATTCCGGAGGGCTTGTTCAGCATACACACCCAATGACCCGTAGACTCGTTCTCGGTCAGATAGAGCATTATACAACGCCCCTTGGAGTCAAAGGCTTGGTCAATCGACGTGTAGGAGTTCAAGTCGGGGTAGGTTATTATTTTAATGTCCCTCCCCAAAATCTTCCTAATGTCAGAGTCGGAGAGTGGGTAGTCTTTTATAGGTGCTAAGCCCCCTCGTTTAGAAGGCATCTTTCTAACCTATACTATAGATTAGAATGAAGCCAAACTGGAGCAATCCTCTCGTAGGCAAGAGCCAGAAGAAAAAGGAAGAGAGTGTGTTGCCCCTATTCCCTAAGGAGAAACTTTCTCTGACAAAGTCGGAGGCGAAGAAGATTTTGGACTACTCGGAGGAGTTGGGACACCACCAGATTGGTTGGACTCAGAGGTGGTTAGAGCAACGGATACGGGAACGCTCTCTTCCTCCACAACTGTCGGGAGCAAACGCCTTCTCAAGTATGCGGACTTTTCTATCCCCCCCCGATATGATTGCTCTTCTCGAGGAGATACGGGCTGAGTTTCGCAAGTGGTTGCCACCGAAAGAAAAGGTGGACTATCCACTACTCCAGTTAGAGTCTGAGGAGAGTCTGGCGTTTTTTGAGTGCTCTGCCGACGCTTGAAGAGCCAGTGAATGCCCATCTACCACCTACTAACATTCTTTTTATCCCCGCCTATATAACAAAATCTATAGGAAAGTTAGGGGTTGATGGGGGTTGACGCTATAGGGAGTTTTCTACTACACATTTTTTAACAATAGTGCTTATTACTCTTTATAGTGCTTATTACTCTAAGGTATATAGGATATAACGAAATACTTTACTTATAAAGATAAAAAAAATATATAGAAACTCCCTAAATCCATCAACCCCCATCAACCCCTAACTTTCCTATAGATTTTGTTATATAGTTGGGAGCAGCAAAGAGCAATGAAACTCTTGTTATGCGGCGTTGAGAACTCGTGCGTGTTGGGAGGATAGAAGCCACTGTGGGTAGTGTTTATAGACGCATACCCATCGTCCCATCTTCTTCAAGTCCCTCACATCATCTTTAGTCATTCCAATGTGAGTCTTGAGTAGGTAGGAGAGTGCGTGGAAACTCGTAGCCATTGGATAGACTACTATGTGAGTGGCTTCGTTCAGCAAGAGTCGAGTCTTCTTATAGTTAGTCAAGTAATGACTCAAGCAGAGCATAGTAGTCTTGGTGTGTCGTCCCATTGTGGCTAAGTCGTCAATGAGTTTATGGATTACCTTCTCTGCTTGACCAGTAAAGGTGTCGTAGTCGTCAAAGATGACTAAGCACTCTTCAAACTCCTCCAAGGCTGGGTAGTCGTCTATGAGAGAGTCAATCTTGATTCTTCGGAGGGACTTAAGGGCATCAAGAGTGGAATCCTCTTCCAGTTTAGAGACAAGGTAGATGTTGCGGTCTGGGAACAACTTCTTATAGCACTCAGCAATCCCACGAGCGATGTAGGACTTACCAGAGCCGGACGCTCCAGCAATGTAGAAGACTTCTCGCTTCTCTGGGTCTGGACTGGGGACGAGTTGGAACTGCCCATCGTCGGATAGGTCGATGTGAGTGGAAGTCATAGAGTCAGAAAGGATACGTTCATAGAGTGCCTTGCCGAGGGACGACTCGCCGATGAGTTGGTCGGGAGCAAGTCCCTTGGAGTGGGCTTCTTGTAGTCGGGCAATGAGTTTAGTCCGCTCTTGGGGCTTCAAGTCCCTCATCTCGGTCGTGTATTTGTTAGGATTAATCTCCAACTTGGGCTTTGTTCCCTTGTGGTCGTCGGCGTGTATGTAGAGAACTTTACCGTCGTCTGCTCCGCCCTTGACGATGGCGATAGGCTTTGCTCCCTTGACCTTGTCAAACGACATAGATGGCATCTCGTATATAATAGACCGGAGATTTTAAGATTAGTGTCAAACACTAATCTCAAAATCTATAGGATAGAGGGTAAAAATTAGTATTATCCTATACATCAAGTTATATGGTGTAAGGAACATACCCACCTCGTAAAGATGTTTGTTCGTTGAGTAATTTTAGGAGTTGGGCTTCGGTGTTCCGCAAGATTGGAAGGGGGTTCGCAGATGTCGAAGCCTTAGTGAGGTCAGAGAGCAAGGGGATAGATGTTCTGAGATGGTAGTCGTGGGAATAGACACGGGAAAGCCGGGCTTTGAAGCCATTAATAGCCTCTTGGACTCTGCTACGAGGTATTGAATGGTTTTCCAGAAGGTCAATGAGAGTCTTGACATCTGAATAGACGACATATATTTTTCCCGCTTCGGAGTTGATGATGTCATAGAACTTCTTGAGGTCTGGAGAGTCCATAAGTTTAGCGAGGGAGAACTTGCGTTTGATGACCTTGAAGCGATTGCCTTCGGCTTCGTAGAGTTTGATGGAGTCCTTGAGGCTCTGTTCTACGTCCTCATCGGAGGGATTGAGCACCTTGTTGTGGTTCTTGAACTGGTAGATGATGGAGAGTTCTGTGTAGCGAGAGTCCACTAAGGAGATGACGTCTAACTTTGTAATGGTGGGAGAGTTGAATGCCTCCTCAAGATACATAACAGTTCCGTCTCTGATAGTCTTCTTGCCTCGTAGGATTTCTGCGGGTGTCCAACGAATGATGTGGAACTTGACTTCTTGGGCGACTTTCAGTTTGCCGACGGGGGACTTGTCTCGCATTAACTTGAGGGCATCTCGGGCTTCTTCAGAGGTTATGATGCGTCCCTTGTAAAGGGCTCGGACTTTGGCTGGTGTTGTTGCCTTCCAGTCTTCTCTAATGCCGGACTTGATGTCGCCAATGTAGACTCGGGGCATAGAGGCGAGTTTGAGAATGATGCGTTTGAACTCTTTGACAAGGGCGAGAAGGGCTTGTGCGTCTGTCTTGTCATTGCGTTGGACGACTTCATTGGCGTCGAAGTCTCCAGCATACTGGGTGGTTTTCAGAGCCGATGAGCCGACTATGAGAACGTTCTTACCATTGGAAAAGGACATTGCGTTCAGAACCCTTACAGCCTCCTTTGGATACTCTAAGGGGTATGATTTTTCTTCGGTAAGGTCTGCCATCTACTGGAGTTGAGATATTTCTTAGTCAGATGCCCGTGCCATTAAACCCTTCTCTCTTAAGAGTTGGATTGTGCGGTTGCGTTGGGCGGGTTTGATTTTCTCGCCCTCTGGAGGTAGGCGTTGTGTCCAACCGTGGGCTGCCACCAGTCGTGCTACGAAGCGACGATAGGACTGTCCTTGGGGCTCACCAGCCACGTTGATACGAGGCACGTCGGATAGGGTGTAGGTGGCTGCTGAGGGCTTTGAAGCGGGCTTTGGAGGGGGGGTGGGCTTCTGGGGCTTTGGAGCGGGAGTGGGAGTGGGAGGGGATAGTGGAAGAGAGATGCGTCTTGAGAGTTCTGTTCCAAGAGCCCTTGCGGTTCGAAGACCAAAGGCATCGGTGCGACGACGAGAGTCAGCGATTTCAGACCTCAAGACTGGTAGAGCCATACTTGACAGACTCACTCCATAGTGCTTTTTAATAAAGTCTGTGTCATTCAGACTATCGTCTGGTATGGATGCGAGGGCTGCCATAGACCTCTGGATAGGGGGAGCGGCTTCCTCTTCCTCCTCCTCACTTGACGATTCCTCCTCCTCACTTGATGATGCTGGTGATGGGGGCATCATTAATGCTCGTTCGTAGTGGTCGTAATACATAGTCTTCACTTCTTCCGGGTCATATCCAATCTCATCAGAAATCTCATCAATATTCTTGCCTTGATAAGCAAGTTTGATAAGGTCTGTAATAACTTCAGTGGGATATGTCTTCTCATTTCCATCACTATCTTCGTAATCTTGATACTCTTGACCCTTGTATTGAGCCAGTATATCTCTTAAGGGAGGTTTAGTCCCCTCGGCTGAAGGAGGAGCACCAGTAGCAATGTCGTGCTCA